ATCTAATACAATGTATGATTCTGTACCCCACTTATCATAATTTTCTAATAATTCATCATATAAATTATCTGCTGATCTTGTATGATCTTCTTTAACTCCTAATACTGGAAAAGAACAGAAACCACATTTGAACTTACAACCACGAGAAAACTCTAACAACAACACCTCTCTTTCTGTTATATTATCACGTTCTTCATACCTTACTGTTAAGTCTGCTTTTGGATATGCTTGATAGTTATGATATGCATCTATAGTTTTATCTACATTAACAGGTTCAGGCCCACCTTGAAAGTGTCTTAATAATTCTAATATAGCATATTCTCCATAACCAAATATCTGCCATTCACAATTTAATTCTTTCATAGAAATGTTTTGGCTTCCTGCTACAGTTGGAATGTCTGGATATTGTTTTTTTAAATAGTCAACCAGTTTTAAGAGTTCAGGAGTTGCAATTGGAAATGTAGAACTAAATCCAAAGAAAAGAGTATCTTTTGTAACTCTGTCGTCTACTAAGAGTTGAAGTTGTTCAAAAGACCATGCGTGTATGTAATCAATTACTTCAATATCGTAATTGTGTTCTCTTAGAAAAGAAGCTATTTTGTGTGCACCTGAGGATCTTCTAATGCTGGGTTCAGTACCTTTGTACTGACTTACCATGCCACCGAATATTAAGCCTTGCATTCTTTCACTCGTTTGCATAATCTTTCAGCCCGTGCTCCTACTTGATTATACCAACGACTGTCTTTCATTTCCTCTGCTGCTGTTTGCCAGTCTCTTCTTTCTAGTGCTGCTTTAAAATTCTTAAACTTACTTAGTCTTGGACGGCCTAAGTTAAACATCATATTAACTAAAACTTCTTGTATTTCACTAGGCCAATCATCCCAATCATAAGCATAAAGAACTTTACACTCTGATATTGCTATATCTAAATCTTGTTCAAAAGCTTCTTTAACTCTTTTTTCATCTACATCATATCCTTCCGGAAGATGCCATTCTTCATCTTTATCTGTAATTAAATGTCCAACTCCAAAAGTAAGATATCCTAAGTGATCTTTATATACAGCATAAACAACACCTTCATCTATTTTTAGTTGTTCGTAAACGTTTTCTCTATTTTGTTTTTTCATTGTAATAACCAAGGTACTAAAAATCTGCCAGTGGTATCATATTTTCCCATTACCAACTGAGACGGATTTTCGTGGTGATTTTTGTGGTAGTCTTCTCCTCCCATTATGATATTACAAAACCAATTTAAATTAGTAGGCTCGCCTTTTAATCCGCCGTGCCCTCCCCAATTTAAAACGTTTGTCCATATCCAACTCCATGAGAAAAGAAATGCCAACCACACCATAAGCCACTTACTGATTAACCCTAGAAAAATCCAGTTAGCTAACCATAATTTCCAATAGTGTTTGGTAACCCATTGGGCTTCTTTATTCCTAGCATATCTCCTCATATAGGAAACAGTAGGTGTTACCTCATTATACCTTCCAAAAAACATTCTCCAAAATCCTATTTGTTTTGGACCATGAGGATCGCCTTCCTCATCAGTATGTTTGTGGTGTTGTAAATGAGATACTACATAATGTCCAGGTGGGCCAAAACCTGTCATTACCATAAAGTAAAACATAATCTTTTTACCTAACCAAGAAGGTTCAAATTGATTATGTGCTAACCAACGATGATAACCAGCGTTGCCTAGTCTTGCTATTAATGAACCTAATATAAAGAAGAAAATTGCTAAACCTATTGTTCCTCCTCCATATATAAACCACAAAGGTACACCTATTGCAGCTACTAAATATAACGCTACAATTTTAATGAATACTTTGTCTGTGTATTTTAGTTTCATGTCATTATTTATTCAATGCGTATCTAATAAATTCTCTCTGTAAACCTTTATCGGTACTTTTTCTTGCATGTGGATATATGTAATTGTTCCAAATTACTAACCTACCCTCTTGCCAATACTGTTTAAAAATATATTTTTCTTGAAAACAATGTTCAATTAATTCTTCTGTTAAATCTCCAGCATCTGTATAACCAGAAGAAAAAAAGAAAAACTTTCCTTTTTCATTTTCCATAACCAATGGGTGTTCTGCTCTACTTGTTTTTCTAAAATATCTTTCATGAGATTTCTCTTCAAAATGTACAGGATATTCATGTCCTTGCTTTACATAGTTTTCAAAAGTATGTTTACATATTACATCTTCTGCTTTATCTTTTAATTCTTGAGGTGCGTCTTGATATGCTTGTTGTAAGTTTGCAAAGTATGTTGGTGAGGCTCCTTTATCTATTTTATTACAATAAAGGGCTGCATATGATGGAGGGTTATTTGTATATGCTTTGTCGTGGTGCCATAACAGATCTGTTTTAGATGAAATTAAATTACCACCCACAACATCTTCATCTAAAATTTCATAATTATCTAAATGTTCTTTATGTGATCTTTGCCATTTATCAAAAACATAATACATAATAATATTTATATAGTGCATAGAAGGCGAAGACCTGGTATTTACTTGGTCAACTTTTGATCTTTGTTCAACTCACGCTTTGTTCAATTATTGCATTCCTGCACTCTCTGCCCTAGCGAATTCTGCCCCGTCAAGGTCTGACACTCGAAATACCGAGTCTTCTTCGTACCAACTAATGTTGGTTCGCTATTTTATTTATAAAATTTATTATTTTTAGAGAAGTAAAAAGGGGGCCTAAGCCCCCTAAAAACTGACAGACAGTTTTAATTAGTCTTCTGCTAATGACTTGAAGTAAGACAGGGTATCGTCTTCATCAGTACTTTCGTCAGAAGTAGTAGGCGATGCCTGGACTGATTTCACTTTTTCGATAAAGTGATCGTCTGCTGCATCGTTTGTTGTCTGAGATATTTGCTCAGCTGTTGCTACTTTAGCACCACCTGTAAGAACCATATCCAATTTGGATTTTAGTTCTTCATAAGTTTTGAATTCCTCTGGAGAAACTTTCTCTTGTAGAGAATGTTGCTTTCCCCAAACTTCTTCAATTTTAGCATCGTCATCAGAGATTGCTGAAGGATTATCAAATTCACTTTTATCATAATTACGGAATCCTTCAACTTGCCTTATTTTCAATTTAAAGTTTGCACCTTCCCAGAAATCAAAAGGATTTACTGGTTGCTCATCTTCAAATTGTGGTTGCATCACATCCTTGATTTTGTCAAAGATTTTTTTACCAAATTTATAAAGGTAAACATTACCTTCTGAATCTGGATTAGCTTTATCTTCAACAACCATTATATTAGCATAATAATTAAGACGTCTTTTCTGCTTACGAGCAATTTCCTTATTAGCCTCAACCCCAGAATTCCATAGTTCAGAATTTAATTCTGAAACAGGATCTTGTTTGTTTAAGGTAGTAAGAGAGTTCTCGATATACCATTTACCTGTTGGTCCTTGGAATCCATGATTCCAAATTCTAACCCACGGCATATCTTCGCCTTGTGGAGCAGGCAAGAATCTAATAACGGCGTAACCGTTACCTGCCTTGTCTACTGTTGGTTTCCATTCCCGATCGTCTCCTTTTTTAAATGACGTGGGATTTGAGATTTTTTCGACTTCCTTCATTAAGTTATCGAAGTTGCCTCTTTGTTTTCTGAGGTCTGAAAGTGTATTAAACGACATATATATTCTCCTTGTATTGCGTTGTATTACGTTGTATTAAATGTATTAGAACTATTCCTAGTCCTAGCAATTATATTTATAAGATCTTGATGTTCTTCTATTAGAGTTTTGGTATTTTTAACTACAAAAGGACTGTACTTTCTAACCAATAAACATGTATCTTTTAATATTAAATCATCATTATAATCATCAATAAAATTCACTGCTTTATTTAATATAACGACCGTTTCAAGTGCTATCTGTTTTCCTAATAGCATTTTTAATATAAGAGGATGCTGGTCGTCTATTGTTGCATCTTCTATATTATCCTTTTCCATTCTTAATTGTATGGAATTTAAATCCTGTTCAAAAGTATATGCTAGTCTTTCTTTATTTGCTTTCCACTTCTTATATGTTTCCATTGCTTCAACATCAAACATACCACCCCAACGATCTCCACTTACAAAGTTAGCAACAAGGATATCTATTATCTCTTGTCGTCTAAAATCTCTTGCTAACTTTCTAAGAACTGTTAAGTCTTTACGCTTTAAAAAAGTTTCTTTTTTGCCTTTAGCTGCGTACTTATGTTTAGTAATGTCATATGACTCTGTTGTAAAATGAAGTTTTAATGCTAAATAAATCTTATATACGTCAAATGGGTCCATTATAAAAGTTTTTCTGTTTGTCTCTTTTCCTTAAGTAAATTTAAATCCATTGCTTCTTCTTTAATTTTTGATTTTAAATTTGCTGTTAAAAACTTTCCAATGCTTTCTATTTCTAGCTCATTTTTTATACAATAGTCTACAACCATATCCATACAATCTGAACCTGTTTGGAAAGCTCGTTTTTCTATATATTGTGAAAACTCTGTAGATGTATGAAACTCTTTTGTTACTAAAAAGATATCACTTACTTTTTTTTCTGTTGTTTCCAATGTATTATCAACTACTATTTTTGGTACCACTTTTATTCTCCTTCACCCACTTTTTAATATACTCGTGGACATCATTATTACATTCTATATAAGGTTCAGTACATAAAGTTTTCTGAGCCTCGCCTGGTCTATCAAATGTATGTACTACAGGATGATCAAAACAATTTGCTATTGAAGAAATAGTTTTTGGATCTCCCTTGCCAAAATGTGCAACACTTGGAAGAGTTGGATCTACCAATAATTGTTGCATTCCTTGCACTACATCATCTACATGTGTAAAATCTCTTTCCTTTTTACCATTACCATATATTGTTAATGATTCGCCTTGTAAGTAGGATTTTTTAAATTTTCTAATAACCGTACTATATACACCATAGTCAGCCTCGCCAGGTCCATATACATTATAAAAATACATTAAAACAAAATCTAAATAATATAATCTTCTATACAAATCCAATAAATTTTCACATATTATTTTGCTAAATGTATATGGGTTCATATGAGATTCTGTATATTGAGTACTAGAACTTGTTGCAAAAAACAATTTACAATTAAATATTCTTGCCCAATCTGCAACTGCACATGTACTACCAATATTATTAGTAATCGTTTCTGTAGGATAATCTAATGCTCTACGAACTCTAGGCGTATTGGCTAAATGAAAAATACAAGCAGGAGGTTCTATTCCTGCAACATGTGGATTAAAATCTTTAACATCACATTTATGATATTCTACATTAGGATGATCTATAAAATACTTACCTGTTCTGTTATCATCAATCACAGTAACAAAAAAACCATCTATTAAAAGTTTTTCAGTAAGGTGTGAGCCAATAAAGCCACAACCTCCAGTAACAATGATATTAGGTAAGTCGGTTAACATAGTGCTATTATAGAATAAATCAAGGCATTAATCAAGTGGTTTATAGAAGATATGGTTGTCTATCTGTACTGTTTTAGCATAATGGTTTGCCCACTCTGGACTAACCTTGGTGCTGTGATACCACAAGGAACCATCAGTAAAATCTATTGATTCCCAACCAATTATAATTTCTGCTAATGTAAAGATTTCTTCCCAACAAGGCTCTATCGGTTCATCAGATTTACCATCACAATACCAACTAAACTGACATGAGTGTAAATCAATTCTTCCGCTAGGATAATATTTTGTCTGTTTGACTACACCACAAACCGTATTAGGAAAATTAGGATGTTCAACTCTATTAAGCACAACCAAAGCCACTGCAATCTGTCCTGGAATAGATTGGTTTCTTGCTTCAAAATAAATATTTTCAGCTAAGCAACGAACTTCTTGTTCATTTGAATTAGCTTTTAATTCAGGTGTTAAAACCCCTAATATCATACCAAATAATAATATTGGTAACAAAGGCCACTTATTCATAGGCATTCCTCCCGTTATTACTTTAATTATTATTTATTATAGTTTCTTACTATGTTAATATCAAGAGTCAATAGGACCAGTTGGAAAATCTACTTGTGGGATTGTATCTCTTCCGGTCCTAGTTACTTTCCCGGTGTTTCAGAAGTCTTGATAGTAACGTCTAAATCTTTTCCTTCTGGTACAGAAGCAGTTAAATTTATATTAGCTCCACACCCAGAAACAAAAAGACAAACAGCAAGTATAAAAGCATACTTTGTCATGATTTTTCCTTTCAAGATTATTTATAATCAAAATTAAGTTTTTATAAATATATTGTGGTATAAGGTACAATTATACCGTTTTATTAATTAAATTTATATCGGAGGTTTTCATGACCACAGCTACTATTGGTAGAGTAGCGAAGCAC